TCTATGAGATCTTCGGTTCATGTGAGTCTAATGACTATCACAGAATGAGTGCTTATGAGGCGTCCTTTGTTAAATACACGATAAACTCTTTCCTATCAACTAAGGTCACCTTCTTCAACCAGTTGTACGATCTGGTTAACTTGTATGGGTGCAACTTTAACACGGTTGTTCGTGCTGTTGGACAAGACGATCGTGTAGGTGTGGGACATACTCGTGTACCAGGCTTCGATGGAAAACGTGGATTCGGTGGTGCGTGTTTACCAAAAGACACCAAGGCATTCTTACGATTTTCTACACATGATATGGACGACGGCACAGTTGCGTCGTTTGATTTACTTGAAAAAGTTCTTGACATCAACAGCGATTATAGGGTACAATACGACCTCGATGAACGTGAAAAAGTCAACAACATTACATTCGTAGATTTCGGAGGAAGCAAGAATGTCGATAATGGACAAACTAAAGAAGAACAGCAAGATCAAGGAGACAGCGACCCTCTCGACGAGTAAGTTCTTCACTGAAAAAGATATGGTACCTACCGACGTTCCGATGGTGAACGTCGCGTTATCCGGTTCGGTTAATGGTGGTATCTCGCCTGGGCTTACCGTTCTTGCGGGACCATCAAAACACTTCAAGACATCATTCGCATTACTTATGGCGGGTGCATACTTGAACGCAAAACCAGAGGCAGTTGTCCTCTTTTATGATTCGGAGTTCGGTTCTCCGCAATCATACTTTGAACAGTTCGGTGTCGACACTGACCGTGTCCTACACACGCCGATCGCAAACGTCGAAGAACTCAAGTTCGATCTGATCAACCAGTTGGAAGAACTCGACCGTGACGATGACGTGATTATTATCATCGACTCTATCGGTAACCTTGCGTCCAAGAAAGAACTAGAAGATGCACTGAACGAGAAGGGTGTCGCAGACATGTCTCGTGCGAAAGCACTGAAAGGTCTGTTCCGTATGGCGACCCCATACTTGACGATGAAGAATATCCCTCTTATCGCAATCAACCACACATACAAAGAGATCGGTTTATTTCCAAAAGATATCGTTGGTGGTGGAACAGGTATCTACTACTCTGCTGACAATATTTGGATTATTGGTCGTCAACAAGAGAAACAAGGAACAGAAGTTGTTGGATACAATTTTGTTATCAATATAGAGAAATCTCGTTATGTCAAAGAGAAGTCAAAAATTCCTATCGGAGTTTCGTGGGAAGGGGGTGTTCAAAAGTATAGTGGTCTTCTCGATGTCGCTCTTGCTGGCGGTTATGTCGCTAAGCCTTCTAACGGTTGGTATCAAAAAGTTGACACAACTACAGGCGAACTCGTTGGGACTAAAGTACGAACAAAGGATACCCTAGAGGCAAGTTTCTGGGAACCTGTTTTCGAAACAACAAATTTCGCAGACTTTTTAGAAAAGACCTATAGAATCGGTCTTGCCAGTAAAATAAATGCAGAAGATATTTTGGAGGAAGCATAATGAATCTGGACTTAGACAAACCATCCGAAAACTTAGACTACACTCTTGAAGCAGTATCGATCAAAGGCAGTCCCATGTGGAATGTCAGTCTTATGCGTTCTCCCTACGAGAACGTTACGATTCGATATCGCAACGTCACGATTGATGAGAGTAGCGAATCTATAAAATTTAACTTTGATGTTATTGACACACCCGACAAATCCGTGTATAATACAGACAATATTGAGTTGCAAAGTTTTGCAGCGGACATACTACAGGATATTTTAGCGGAAGCGGTTCACAATAAAAGCATTCGCACAGTAGAGGGAAACGATGACGGAGATAAACCTACAACAGACGATTCTACGGAATCTACTGACTAACGATCCATATACGAGAAAGGTTGCTGCCTTTCTTGTTCCGGATTACTTTGAGGGGACATACCAGTCCATTCTCAAAGAGACACTCAAATACATCGGGAAGTTCAATCGCCTACCGACACTGGAGGCATTCAAGATTGAGATTGATGAGAACGATCGTCTACCGGACGAACAGTATCGTCATGCGATGGAAATCCTTCCCGATATCTTCACACGTGCCGATGAAGATATGGAATGGTTGGTTGAAAAGACCGAAAAGTTCTGTCAGGACCGTGCTGTATTTAATGCGGTCATGGAGTCAATCTCTATTATCGACGGCAAACACCAGACCCTCAGTAAGAACGCGATCCCAGACGTATTGACCAAGGCACTGTCAGTGTCGTTCGATACCAACATCGGTCACGACTATCTTGAGAACTCTGACGCACGATTCGACTTCTACCATCTAGAAGAGGAACGCATCCCGTTCGATCTGGACTACTTTAACAGAATCACTAAAGGTGGAATACCTAATAAGACTCTTAATATCGCACTGGCGGGTACGGGTGTCGGTAAGTCCCTATTCATGTGTCACTCTGCCGCAGGTGCATTGAGTGCAGGTAAGAACGTTCTGTATCTCACAATGGAAATGTCCGAAGAACGAATCGCGGAACGTATCGATGCAAACTTATTGAACGTGCCTATGGATCAACTCGAACACTTGAGTAAGACGATGTTCGATGATCGTGTGTCCCGTGTAAAAGGAAAAACCGAAGGTAAACTGATCATCAAGGAATACCCAACGGGCAGTGCACACGCGAACCACTTCCGTGCTTTGTTTAATGAACTCAAACTGAAGAAACAGTTTGTCCCCGATATCATCTATATCGATTATCTCAACATCTGCGCCAGTGCGCGTATGAAAGGAATGGGCGGTGCTATTAACTCGTATTCGTATATCAAGTCTATTGCTGAAGAGTTACGTGGTCTTGCCGTGGAATTCGACGTGCCGATCGTGTCTGCAACGCAGACGACTCGTTCGGGTTTTAATAATGATGACGTGGGGTTGGAAGATACGTCCGAGTCTTTTGGACTACCCGCAACCGCCGACTTCATGTTCGCACTTATCTCCAATGACGAACTCAAGGCGAACAACCAGATCCTAGTTAAACAGTTGAAAAACCGATATAACGATTTGAATACATATCAGAAGTTTGTCGTAGGTATTGATCGTAGTAAAATGCGTCTATATGACGTTGATCAAAATGATTCACCCCTAAATAAAGAAGTAGATAATGGACCAGCGTTTGATAACTCTAATTCCGGTCAACGAATTGATTCTGAAAAATTCGAAAACTTCAAATTTTAAGGGGAAGTTATGGATCCAATCCTACACACATTAATAGCGGTAGTACTTATGTGGACGTGCTACTTTGTTGGAGGCATTTTGGGGAAACAAAGAGGTATAGAAAACACTCTTGTGTATCTTCTAAATACGGGTGCCTGTACTGAAGAAGATTTAAGAAAGGCTAATGAGGAATTCGACAAAAAAAACCAATAAAGTTTATAGTTGCCCAGTGGTTCCTACCATTCTGGAGGGCGATTGTGCTTTCGAGATACCAGATGAACTATATAAACAGTTCAATCTTAACGCGGGCGATTCTGTTTCGTTTAAAAAACAAATTGGAGATCGATATTCCATGATCATTCATCGTAATGGTAAGGAAAAATGACAGAAGTTGTTATTCGTAACAAAGACATGTTGAAGACTCTGAACAGTTTCTCAGATGAGATGCTGTCTAAACCGTCGTACAACGACGAAAAGTATTGGACCTACCACGAACGCAAGGATGTAGACTTGGGGTCGTACTACACATCTCGTGAGTACCTCGAAGACTGTTTGTCTCGCGGCCGTGATGGTCTGGTTGGCCCGCCCGATAGATACTTCGCACAACCGATTTCAAAGATGGTGCGTGAAGACAAGGAGATGTGGGGTGGATTTATGCAAAAGGTCAAATATGACTTTGCGTCAGAACTTGGCGCACATACGTCCGCTCTACTATCTTACTATCCGCCAGGCGGGTTTGTGGGTTGGCATACTAACTTTGATGCCAATGCGTATCAAGTCTTGTTTACGTGGTCAGAGACCGGAGACGGGTTCTTTGAATACTATGACAAGAAAAACGATGAGATTGTAAAAATACCAGATGTCCCTGGCTGGCAATGCCGACACTATTATTTTGGTGCGGGTCATGAAGAAGACCTACACTGTTGGCACGCCGCATACACGGAGTGTCAACGTATCACCCTTGCGTACAAGTTTGTGAATAATGGTAGTGTAGATAATCCTGAAGACGCACAGGCACGTGCTATGCGCGATATGTTGATTGAAGATATTGAGACAGAGTAATGTATTCCGACAAGGTTATAGATCACTACGAGAACCCACGCAATGTGGGTAAGATGGACAAGGAAGACGACAACGTAGGAACTGGCATGGTCGGTGCACCCGCGTGTGGTGACGTTATGCAACTCCAGATCCTTGTCGGTGATGATGGAATTATTCAAGATGCGAAATTCAAAACTTATGGTTGTGGTAGTGCTATTGCTTCTAGTTCTCTACTCACAGAGTGGGTCAAAGGCAAAGATATTGAAGACGCCGGGAATATCCGTAATACAGACATCGCCAAAGAACTCGCACTCCCACCCGTAAAAATCCATTGCAGTGTACTCGCAGAGGATGCGATCAAAGCTGCTATCAAAGACTATAAAGAGAAGAATTGATGTTAATGACAGCAGGATGCAGTTTCGTCTGGGGAGACGAACTGGAAGGTTTTGATAATGACCCAGCAACGCACTGGGAACTAACTTTCACTCACTTATTGGGTCAGAAGTTAGGTATTGAACACAAGAACCTTGGAATTTGTGGTGCGTGTAATGACAAGATTTTCCGTCAAGCGACAGACTTTTTACACGAAAACCCAGGCCGAGTGACTCACATGGTTATCATGTGGTCTGCACTTCAACGCAAAGAACTCGTTGAGTATATGCCACCAAAACGTCAAGTTAAGATCGGTCGACAAAACGATGTTACTCAGTTTTCTTCATTGAGAACCGACTGCATCTACAGTGATCAAAAAAGATCCCGTTGGCAAGATTGGTATGACAACGCATATGATTCCAAAACAGATATCCTACACATGTTAGTGATGATGAAGAACATGGAGGTTATAGCAAGAGCCGCAGGTATCAAGTTGATACAGGGATCCTTTCACCAAAGAAACTGGTCTAATATTCTTTCTGTTTTGACTGACAAATTACCACCTGATTCTCAATTTGCCCGCCTTCCTTTTGATTCTAGGATTGATAACATCCCAGAGTATAAACAGTGGTTGAAAGATTCTATCGGTAACCTTGATGACAATAGTCGTGTTGGTATGGGTCGTGGAAAAGATCTCTACACTCTCGCAATAGAAGGCGACGATCTCAAACCACATGGACACCCAGGCGAAAAAACTCAGGTAGTGTTCACAGACTTCTTATATGAAAAATTTGTTGACATGGACTCATAGTTGTAGTATACTGTTCCTCGTAAATTAGTAAACCAATGAGGTAATGCAGTGCCCTACATCGATGTTTTTGTAGACGACGATCAATTCGATAGAATCATAGTTGAAGAAATAGACTTCGCAATGGCAGAAGACCGCGAGATGGATACTGATCCTGAGTTGCGTCGTGCCATGATGGTAGTCCGAAACTATTTCAACAATCAATCAAACATGATTCAAAAGTCTTTCCCATTCATGTATACCCAAGAGGAGATGGATAATGTCCTATCAAGATAATTTAGTCCAAGAGTACGGCCACCTTGTTAAAAAGTGGGGAGAAAACCCAAGTTCAAAATACAAGCGTGAACACCTTGTGAAACTGCGAAAGTATCTGTTTCGAACAATGTTCAAATAATGTTTCGTTATATTGCAATAGCGTTTGTTGTGGGTATAACGTCCTACGCATACGCACAGGAAGAAAAGACGAATAATGAGATTGAATGCCTTGCGATGAATATCTATCACGAGGCGCGATCTGAGAGTCTTGCTGGACAATATGCGGTTGCTGACGTGGTTCTCAATCGCGTAGAGTCCAGACTCTATCCTAACAGTATTTGCGGGGTTGTATTCCAAGCAGTGACTTGGGAGGGAGTTCCAGTCCGTAACAAGTGCCAGTTCAGTTGGTACTGTGATGGTAAGTCGGACCATCCTACCGAAGTTGACTCATGGTTGCGATCTATCACTGTTGCAGTTAACATCTTACACAAGGCACAATTTCGTGGTCTCACAGAGAGTGCGACTCACTATCACACCGACTATGTCAGTCCTAACTGGAACAAGTCTATGGACTACATTGGTCGTATCGGAAATCACCTATTTTATCTGGAGACAAGATGATTTTAGAATGCTTGATGTGTTTGTCACTAGAATCTGATATTCCCTATATACCTAAAGAAACAAAAACACAGCGTATCGTGCGCGAGTTGTTTGAAGACTCTTATCAAAAAAAGAAGTCGTTTCTAAATGTACGTAAAGTCATCGTTCCGATCGATCAGCGTACAGATTTTGTCGTGAGAATTAAGAAGAAAAAATTCTTAACTGTTGTTTATTATTTCGATATCTGATATAATTAACTATTGACAAATCAATCATTCAGAGGTATAATTAGGGGACGAAATGGAAGGATTAACTTACCCGTCGACATATTTTCGTGATGGCGCTGTTGATCTTGGTAATGTTTACATAGCGATGGATCCACTTGGATTTATCATTGGTGTTTACAGATGTCCGGAGAGGGCAATAGACAGGGCGATATCAGAAGTCAATGGTCATTTTCTTGACCAGTGTCACGTTGATGCGACCGACTATGCTATCTTCGTCGAAGGAGAAAAAGGGAAGGTTACGATACTGATTGAATCGATCTTAGCGTAACCCTATATAATGTGCATTTGAGTCCCGTTCGTCTAGTGGTCTAGGACTCCGCCCTTTCACGGCGGCAACAGGGGTTCGAACCCCCTACGGGATACCACTCACACAGTTGGAATTTATTATGAAAAAACGCGACTACACACTTGAACAAGTATGGCAATTACAGGGAACTGTGCAAATTGACCACACCCTCGCAAAGATGGGTGCAACCAAACTACGTCAACTTTTTGAAGAAAATGAGTATATTAATACTTTTGGAGCATATAATGGTCAACAAGCAGTACAACACGTCAAAGCAGGACTCAAAGCGATATATCTTTCGGGATGGCAAGTGGCTGCGTCGGCCAACTCTCATGGCGAAGTTTATCCGGATCAGTCGTTATATGCTGTCGATAGCGTTCCTAATGTTGTGCGTAGCATCAATAATGCATTTCGACGCCAAGACCAAATCGAATATCTGGAAAATGGAAACGGGTTTGAATTTGCCCCTATTATTGCCGATGCTGAAGCAGGATTCGGTGGAGTTCTAAATTCTTATGAACTCGCTCGTAACCTCATTGAGGCAGGTGCTGCCGCTGTTCACTTTGAAGACCAAGTTGCTGCCGAGAAGAAGTGCGGACACCTTGGAGGAAAAGTTCTTATTCCTACTAGTCAGGCTATACGCAATCTTAACGCCGCCCGCCTTGCTAGTGACGTTGCTCGCACCGATACTGTTGTTATTGCTCGTACTGACGCAGAGTCCGCAAAACTAATCTCCAGTAACATCTCAGACATCGATAAACCATTCATCAAGAGAGTCGCGCAGGGAACTGCGGGATCCATTCAATGTCGCACACAAGAAGGTTTCTATATGCTCGAAGAGGGCAAGGGACTAGAGTTCGGTTGTGTGCGTGGTCAAGCATACGCAGAATACGCAGACCTCGTTTGGTGTGAAACATCGACACCAGACTTGAAGGATGCGAAGCGTTTCGCTGACGCAGTCAAAGGTGCAGTCCCCGACGCAATGTTGGCATACAACTGTTCACCGTCATTCAACTGGCGCAAGTCAATTCCAGGCGATCAAGAACTAAAAGATTTTCAACGTGAGTTGGGTAAGATGGGATTCAAGTTCCAGTTTATCACACTTGCAGGATTCCACCAGACTAACTACTCTGTCTTTGATTTCGCAAACCGATACAAAGACGAAGGTATGTACGCATACTCGTTGTTACAAGAAGCAGAGTTTGCCGCAGAGTCACGTGGATACACAGGTGCGAAGCACCAGAGAGAAGTGGGTGTCAGTTACTTCGATGCCATCACCACTACATTGGGGTCTAGTTCAACTGCCGCGATGTCAGGATCAACTGAAGAGGACCAGTTCTAATGTTTAAGAGTATTGGATTTGCAATTTACGACCTTTACAGATATTTCTTTGATTTGAAGATCAATCCATTGAGACACATTCCTAACGAACTTGTGCAGTTTATTCTCATGTTCTACTTGTCGGTGATGTGGTCAGTAGTATTCACCTTCTGGGCTGGATACACTTGGATGTATGGAATCTATAGTGTGGGTGGTCACCTTATGGTACTTGGTGCATTCTTTATCACCGTTGCTATATTCAGCGATGCTGAGAAGAATGGTCACTTGTGGGTACAGAGGAGTAAGTTACCCGCAGTACCGAAACGCCGTATTGTTTGGGATGTGGAGAAGGAAGGATGATTGAGATTGCGGAGTCGCCTATTTCCAAAACAGGTAACTCAGAGTGGGATGACACTTTTAACGAGTGTTTTTATGAAAACGCAAAGACCGTGATGTGGCCACATAGTTGTATGCATGACGGTTACATATATGTCGCACGAGGAGAAGAATGTTCTTGGTGCGGTGGAAAAGAAGAAGACGAACCACAGGGTGAAAATGTTGTGGTCCCTATATTAAAGTTGTGAGGTAACAATGCCAATTAAGTACAAAGAAGATAGTATCGTGAAAGATCGTATGACATTAAAGGTCACGACATCACGTTTCTATGTAAAGAACCTTTCGACGGAATCGTTGTGGAATGAGTTTTTATCATGCCGCACACCTAAGTTGAAACAGAAGTTCCGCAATGAACTCGCGGCACGTAAAGTCACTCACGAAGAGATGGTGGAACGGGCAAACGCGTGAGTGTAGGAATGTTGGGTATTCTTGCGGTCTTTTTGTGCCCTATGGTATTTGGTGGTATTACGATGTACTACTGTCACAAAACTATACATAAAGAGACACTAAGACGGTGGGGTAAGGATGAAGTTTAAAATTGTGTACAAAAATGAGAGCGAGTCTATATTTCCTTGGAGGTCTCGTTTTCGTGGTGTAGTGCTATGGCCATATATGATCATGCGTCCACGTAAGTATGCTACAGGGTCAGTAGCACAATCAGAATTGATGACACGGCGATCTCTTGTTAAATTATATCGACACGAGTTGCAACACTGTTATCAGATCAAACAGAGAGGGGTATTGGGGTTCTATATACGTTATGTACTTCTCAATATAACCAAGGGGTATCACAACCATCCCGATGAAATAGAGGCGCGTCAGTATGAGAATGAAAAACTGACCCCTTTAGAAGAGAAGTGGCTCCATGAAGGAGTTGTCAATTTAGACGATTTGGACACTTGACAGTCCTCTTAGTTTTTGATATAATATACACATAATTTTGGCGAGTAGTTCAGTTGGTAGAACGCGTGACTGTTAATCACGTTGTCGCAGGTTCGAGCCCTGCCTCGCCAGCCATTTTGCGAGAGTGGTGGAATTGGTAGACACGCTGGTTTTAGGTACCAGTGCCGCAAGGCGTGAGAGTTCGAGTCTCTCCTTTCGCACCAAATTATTATGATCCAGTGAGAGTAGTATGACTATGAAGGCAGGAAAGATTTGGGGACAGACAGAACTCATTCATGCGAATGGCGTTCTAGAGTTTCATCGTATCGAATACAAGAAAGGTTTCAAGTGTTCCGAACATCTCCATGAATATAAGTGGAACGGGTTCTTCGTAGAGTCCGGTGAGATGATCGTGCGCGTATGGCAAGATGACCAAGACGGTCTTGTTGATGAAACGATACTACGTGCGGGTGAGTTTACCCAAGTCAGGCCTGGTAAGATTCACCAGTTCGAAGGTGTGAAAGACGGTGTTGCATTTGAGTTGTATTGGGCAGAGTTCAATCACAACGATATCGTTCGACGCACTATTGGGAGCAAATCTTAATGCCCCCTAAACAAGGACGTGGAGACCCAATGGTACGTGCAGACGGTCGTACTAAACCCGATCGCGCATGGTACCCCGACAACTTCGATTGGTACCTCAAGTGGGTCGCTTCTATTCTGATTCTGGTATCTATGGCCATGCGTTCCGCTGGACCAGATTATCGAATGTATGACTTGACAATCGGGTTCGTAGGTATTATACTATGGACTTGGGTATCAGTTATTTGGAAGGATCGCGCATTGATTATGCTAAATGCGGTTTCCTTGTTTATGTTAGGTACAACTATATTGAGAGAATGGTAATATGGCTAAGAAGGTATATGCACACACTCCACCCTACTTCAATGAGACGGTAGAATTTGAAAGATACTCGGACGGTGTGACGATGCGAGAGGCTGCTGATATTAGTACAGTGGACTATAAGTTTAGTGAAGGTGAGTTGATTGAAGAATTCAAGAATTATGTTGATTCTACATATGGTCAACACTACGCGAAGCAGAAGTTTCAGGCGACTGAGTTCATCGTAGACGGTGGACACGGTACAGGGTTTTGTATTGGAAACGTGTTGAAGTATGCACAACGGTATGGTAAGAAAGGAACCGATGCAGACGCACGTAAAGACCTAATGAAGGTTCTCCATTACGCATTGATCCAGTTACACGTACATGACCAATCTGCTTCTAACTGATAGAATTCGTTACGTCGGTCTGGGTGACCGACTTGACGCCCTAGGTGTCGCAAAGATCATGAGCAAAGAAGGACGCGTAAAGATCCTTCAGCCCAATGGTTGGTTCCGACAACTAGAAGAACTCACAGAGTTGTTCGATCTCAACTGTGTTTACTATCACGGCAAACCAGTGGATTATGAGACCTACAGAGTCCACGATCCAGATGGAGATCACAAGTTCTGGAGTGTCCGCGACTACCCTCGATTGAGCGTCGATCTCGATCTGGAGTTGCCAGAGAAATTCGTGACTGTCCAATTCGATGGGACACACGGTCATAATAGAATCCGCAACCCGAATAAAATTTTATCGGAGTGGCGAGAAAGGGGGTATGAAATTATCCACGTTGGAGGAAAAGCGAACGATGACAGGTTCGCACCGAAAGCGGGTAATCTCAAAAACATTGCGTATGCCATGTCCAAGTCTCACGGACATATCGGTGTCGATTCGGGAATGATGCACCTCGCAAAGTTCTCAATGGACGCAGATAAAATTTGTGTATATACAGTCATGGAACGAAAAACCAGTTTTGTGCATACCTTAGAACGAAAGGGGGCACAAGTCCTAACATATTAGGAGCGGTAGTTCAGTTGGTTAGAATACCGGCCTGTCACGCCGGGGGTCGCGGGTTCGAGTCCCGTCCGCTCCGCCAACTTTCGAGAGGAATTTATGAGATTTCTTGTTGTTATAGTATTGACATTTGTAGTAGGATGTAGTATAATTGTTACCAATGAAGATGAAAGAATATGTCTTGATTGGGAGTCTAGGGTAATAGTTAAAGAGAGATGTATTCCCTATTATGGCGCAATAATGTGTGTTGATGAAGAAAAAGTTAGAACGTGGTGTGTTCTCTATGAAGAACTTGAACCGATGAGGAAAGACGATGCGTAAAAGCATAACCCCATACCTACTAAAATTAGACGACCGACTTTGGGATGAGATCGAAGACAATCGAATGGCACTCAAGGCATTGTTCCCTTCAGGTGTATCAAAAAAAGAGTTTATCCAGAATGCGATAATCGCATATAACCAGTCGTTTGTTGAGTCTGGGGTTAAGGAAAAGTTAAGACAAATCCGGCAAGTGGAGATTGAAGATCCACTGTCGCCATACTACGGAGAGTAAAATGGCAAGAGGAAAGTTAGAAACCAAGCGCCGTCGTGAAGGTGCTTTAGAGCGTCTCC